TTGCCACGCCTGATACAGAGTTGACAAGGCTTGATGCCATCGATGCAATACCATCAATGACACCCTGTATGATGTCTGCACCCCATCCGATTGCATCTTCTGACAAGAGACCAAATACGGCAAGGAAATTTGCCGCCAAGTCCTCTGCACCATCGGTCACGATGTATTCACACATCTGTGCAACAAGCTCAATCAAAGCACCGATGATGCCGGCAATAATGTCAGGCAGATTTGCAACTAATGATAAGAGCAAGACCTGACCGGCATTGATTATTGACGGCAATGCATCGCCCGTCAAAAATTCAACGATGCCAACGATTATCTCTGGCAAACGGGCAATCAGTTGAGGCAGATAATCAATTAGAGCCTGACCCAATGTGATGATGAGTGTCATTGCGGCACTAATGATGTCTGCAAGGCAACCACTACTCAACAAAGTATCAACGATTGTCAATATTGCATTGAGTGCCGCCGGTATCAAAACGGGCAAGGCACTTGTCAAGCCGTTTAACAGGCTCAATATGATTGTACTTGCCGCATTGATAATGAGCATCAAATTGCTCTCATCAGTCAATGTGTTGACAAGAGACATAATCAAATCGAGTGCCGAATTGATGAGCAACTGCAAATTTGAGGGGTCAAGCAATGTATTGACCAATGTCTCAATCAAGCCAATCGCAATCGGTATGAGTACGGGCAAGAGTTCCAATGCCGATACCACAACCGACTCAAACAAATCGGAAAAAGCCGTTGCAAATGTCTCGCCCTCGCTTGCAATCGAGCTTGCAAGAGTGACCAACAGGCTTGAGACTGTGCTAATGAGTTTCGGTGCGATTGAGACAACCGCCGGCAGTAGAGCATTTAGAACTGACTGCACGACTGACAAAATCTGTGGCACATATTCCTCGACCATTGCGAGTGCCTGTGGTGCAAACTGCTCAATGACAGAGCCGATTGAGTCAATGTCGCCCTCTGTGCTTGCCAATGCCGCCGAAAAACTGCCCATCAGGTCAACGGCATCACCGCTAATGTCTGTCAATAGGGGCAATAGCACCTGACCAAATGAATTTTCAACCGCCTGGGCCGTATTGGTGAGTCTCTGCATATTGTCATCTAACGCACCAAACGCCTCAAGGGTGTCACCGCTCATTACATAACCGACCTCATGAGCCTCATCTGCAAGAGCCTCAAAAGCATCTGACCCCGCCTCTATGAGAGGATTGAGTTCTTTGTAACTGCGAGAAAACAGTTCCATTGCGGCGGCATCTCTCTCGGTCTCGTTCTCGATCTCACCAAGAGCATCGATGGCATCCCAAAAGACATCCTCTGTCGCCCTCAATTCACCGCTTGCATCATAGATTGTTATGCCTAAATCGGTAAACTTTTCTGCCGCACTCTCTGACCCGTCTGCCGCATTGTTCATGTTGCTCAATAACTTTGTCATTGAGCTTGTGACAGTCGTTGTGTCAACATCAAGCAACTCTGCCGCATAGTTCAACTCTTGCAATGTGTCCGTTGTAAGACCTGATGTGCTTGAGAGTGTCATCAACTCATCTGCAAGTGCCGCCGTGTCCGTTGTGGCGGTTATCAATGCCGTGCTTGCCTCGACAAATGCAGTTGCCATTGCCGCACCGGCGGCGATTGCCGCCGTACCGACTGCCGCAACTGCCGTGACAAGTCCGTCAAGTGCAACCGATGCAACCTCACCGGCGGTCTCTGCCGCCTCGCCAAGACCCTCAAACGATTCTGCCGACTCCTCGACCTCATCGCCCGTCTCTGATGCCGACTCGCCGACATCTTCAAGGTCTGCACTTGCATCGCCTGACTCGCTTGCTAATTCCTCAAGTTGTGAGCCTGTTGTTGCTATCGCCGCCTCTAATTCTGCCATCTGTGATGCAGACAGTTGCGAGGACTCGGGCAAATCTGACAATGCATCTGCCTGTACCTGTTGCAAAATCTCCATCTTTGATGTGACGGCATCTGTCTTGTCGGCAAGCACCGCCTCTTTTGCGGCTAACAAATCGACATTTGTGGGGTCAAGTTCTAATGCCTTTTCAAGATTCTTTAAGGCGGCATCATCCTTTTTGATCTGTGTCTCGACATCTTGCAATGCCTTTGTCAGACCGCTTGTCTTGCCCTCAATCTGAATTGTAATGCCTTTTATTGTGTTAGCCATTTTTTATACCTCATTATTGTGGGAATAAGGCATTTATATCTGCCTGTGTTGCGAGTCTGGGCCATTCGTATTTGTCATTTGCCCTCTCTGTCAACAGTCCGAAAATTTGACCGCACGAATAAAACCGCAAGTCCTGTTTTCTAATTCCAAGCTCTAAAGCTCGTAATTGAAAAAGACTTGTTGTCATCGGTCTTGTTGTCTGTGCGGTCGTTATGCGTTTTTTACTGAATTAGGCAGTTTCTGATCTGCAATGACCTTTTCCCAAATTGCTTTGACAAAACTGTCCTCGTAGAGTTCCGATGTCTCAAGCGATGACAGAAATGATAAATAGTCCTGGTAACTGCCATTAAACTGTTTTTTATAGAGCAAGTTGCCAATGTATGCGATTCTCGGTGTGTATTTCTTTGTAAGTCCGCTAACCTCGATGAGTTCTGCCTTTTCTGCATCGGTCAACTCATCAATCTTTTTATTTCTCAAGTGAACAATACGAGGGTTTTTTAAGAGCTTTGTCAAAATACTGAAAAAGTCCTCATTAAATACATTCTCGTAAACTTCATAAAATGCCGCATTGATTGTGATTTTGTTTATATCCATATTTTTCTCCCTTTTCTTTTAAGAAAAAGGGGCATGACCTCGAATGGTCATACCCCTTTATTTAACAAACCTCTGTACCTATCAAGAGGATGATTCAGTGAATGTCGGCACATAGACCGCACTATAAAAATTAGCATATGCGGTTGCATCAACATTTGCACCCGTGAACGCCTTTACAAGATGACACTCAACGCCATCAATGACTGTTGCATCTGCCTGGGGCATTGCCTTAAACTTGACCTTTTCAGTCTTGATTGACAGGTCGCTTGAAACATCGACTGTCTCACTTGCAACTGACGGTCTCTGTGCGAGTGATACCTTATAGAAAACATATCTGTTAGGGTTTTTGTCGGTATTGAACTCGAACATAAGGGCAAAGTATGAGATTTCGTCATGATCTGTCTCAACAATCATGCCATTGTCATCTGTCTTGTTGCCAAGAGTATCAACACGGACATCATCAGGTATCATTGCACACTCAAAGTCGCCCTCATAACCCTGATTGTTTGCAATCGTATAGTATGCAGTATTGTCTGCACTAAAGATTACGGGGTTGCCTGACGGGTCAAGTGTGATGTTGACTGCACCCGGCCATGCCTTTGGTGTGTCATAAGTTGTGGTTGTTACGCCGTCAACAGTTGTCTCTGTTGCGAGTGCGTAATATACATTACAAAGTCCATAAAAGACCTTTGCATCATTAGGCATTTTCTGTACCTCCCAAAAATGAAATATCAAAATAGGTCTCACAGACCCTCTCACTCGGCTCGACAACATCTGTCTCGCTATATGGCAAGGGTATGTTGTCAAGTACGCCCTCAAGGGTCTTGATGAGTTCCCAATTATGCACCTCACTCTCGACTAAAACTAATCTCAATGAGGTTGTCTTTGTGTATGTGGCATTATCTGCCGCAAAATTAGGGTGTTCTATGTCAGACATAACGACATAGGGGCAACGAGTGCCAACGGGTGCTTTGCCGTAATGCACATCAAACTCTGCATTGGTAAGCAACGTATATAATGTTTCAATGCTCATAGGTTTTTCTCCAATCTTGCAATGATTTCATCGCCTAACCAATCATCAACAGGCTTGATGTGTTTGTGCGGTTTTGCCTCGCCGACCTTTTGACCATTCCTGATAACATCGTGACCATTCTCTAAAAGGTGCGTGAGTCCTGGTTGCTTGTTGTAAATGGTATAAGAGCCGTTGTACTTCTTAACCGCCCAAGACTTTGCATATCTGCCGCTTGAGCCTTTAGGACTTGTTGCCTTGAGCTTTGTCACGCCGTCTTTGGCGGTTGACTGTATCGTGCTATTGACAGTCTCGTTGACATTGCTTGTGTATTGAGCAAGAACTGTATTCACTTGCACTAACAAACTATCCATTGTTGCCCCCGACTCTGTCACCAAAATAAAGTTCTATCTTGTCTGTACCGACTTCAAAAGTGCGGTATATGGCATAAGACTTTGAGCCGATAATCAGACTGTTTTGCCCTTTGTAATCAAAAGAACTGATTACAAACACGCCTTGCGGTCTTATGCCGGCTTGCTCTGCCTTGTAAAACTCGTTTTGGTAAACACTCTTTAACTCTCCAATGAGTTCTATTGTGTCAGGACACTCATTGGGTATTGCCTGACCTGTACTGTCTTTGATTGCCGTATTACCGACAAGCGAGAATTGCATTAGTCTTTTCATCTCAAGACTCCTCACTAATCACCGATGATGAGTAATTACGCATTTTGAGAGTTGCCTTTTGCATCTCGTAAGATCTGGTCAATCGTTCTGCCTCTGTGTTTTCCAACACATCACCCAAATTGAGTTTGACATATGTCTTTACGGCGGTAATTACCAACTGATCTGCACTTGTTACTGTGTATGGTTGCCCGTTGACATCTGCAACGCCGCTAATCTCCAAATCGAGAAAAGCCGCATCTATCAACTCCTCAAGCTCATTGTCAAGAGCATTTGAACTGACACGGCAAGCGAGTCTGCAAGATGCCAATAATTGAGACTTAATCATTGTTTTATACCCCCGTAATAACGAGGTTATCGGCTAACCCCAAGAGGTTAGCCTTTAACCATTTAAACTCAAGATTCTGCAACCTTTGCAATCTTAACGAAAGCATCGGGCATATCGACTGCGATGCCGACATAGACACGACCAACGATCTTGACAAGGTCTGCCTCTGCGAGTGAGAGGTCATCATACTTAATGCCAATCTCATCGCCATTAGGGAAATTGTAGTGCAGACCATTGAGGTCACCAACGATTGCATATGTCTCGCCGGCGGTTGCATCTGCGTATGCATCGATTGTGTCGTTGAAAAGCACGGGCAGACCCTCGAATACATCGATAGGGTAGCCTGCACTATATGCAACTGCCTTAAAAGCCGGTAACGACTTCTTATTCATGATGATAACAGGGTTGCTTGCTCTGTCAGAGAGAGATGCAAGAGCCGTTGCGATTGTATCTGCGGCAATTGTGTCAACCTCAACAACAGGCACACCAACTGCGGTACTTGTTGCCGTATCGGGTGATGCCTCGATGACTGCAATACCTGTGTCTGCAAGTTTCTTTGCAATCTGGTATGTGAGTTCATCGTAAACATATCTCAAGAAAGCCTCACCGCCCATGTCAAGTGCCTCATCAGAAATGGTAATCCACTTCTTAATGCTTGCCGGTGTGAGTGAAACGATACCGATAACAAGTTCTTCCTCACTCGGTGCTTCGTCACCCTCTGTGTGTACGACTGCACCTGTTGCGGAAAGCTCAAAGCCGACTCTCAAAATGCCCTTGATGTAGGTCTTTTTAGCACCGGCTAAAATCTTGTCGTTTGCCCATGCGGTCTTGATCTCATCCTCTACGAAAGAGGGCACGGGTAAAACGCCGTCAACTGCAAGCTCTGTCAAGAGTGTGCGGCACTCTGTGTCCTTGCCTGTCTTGATGTACTTTGCAAAAGCATCGATGTACTCTTTAGAGTTTCTGATTTCTTCAACTGTTGCCATTGTTCTTGTCTCCTTTGGTAGTTCAATGTTTGACTCCTCGCCCTCACCATTGATGACTGCGATTGTGTCAAGTTTTCTCTGTTCGTCTGCAAGTTCTGCCTTGCGTGACTCAAGATGCTCGACCTCGACACCAAGTGCCTCAAAGTCTGCCTGTGAGTCTTTGTCCTCAACAATCGCCTTGATGTCTGCAAGTCTTGCCTCGACATCTTCAAGGGCGAGTGTCTTGATTTCTTCGATTGTCATATTACTGACCCCCTAACTTGAATTTGAGTTCGAGTCTCATTCGAGCCTCTTTTTGCTTTATTTCCTCATCGTGTGCCTTTGCACTCTTGAACTCCTCAAGAACCTGGCCGCATACTCCATCCGAATAGGTACGAGCGGATATACTTGTCTGGTCGTTTGCCGGCAGACTGACCGCCGACACATCATAGAGCTTTTTGATGCCCGTGATAGTTCTCAATGACTTGATGAGAACTGTGCCATCTTCTCTATGTTCCTCTGTCTCTGTTCTCTCATCAGATGAGACAGTAAAACCAAAAGACATTTTTGTTGTGTAACCGCCTTTGATTTCCTCATATAACTGTCTGCCGATTTCCGTGCCGCCTAACATCGCCCTCATATGCGGCGTGTCATCAAGCTCGATCTCTAATGTCTCGTTTGATTTACGGGCAAATACTCTGCCCTGATGGTCATATTGCATAATGACATCTGTCATGTCGGTGTCATCAAATGCACCTCTCTTGACCTGTTCCCAAACCTCGACTCTGTAACCTGGCTCATCATATGAGCCTAACAGATACGGCTCATCATAGGTGCTAAAATCACCCTCAACAATAAAATCGTCTTTGGGTGCAAGCACTAATGACCTGTACTCTCTGTCTGACTTAATAGGCATCTTTAACTCTCCTCTCTTGTATCATCTGCATTGGGGTCATAATACTCACCCCTTGCCATTGCCTTTTGACCCTGACCATCAGGCAAGGGTGCGAGGTTGAACACCTCTCTTGCCTCATCAATCATCAAAAATCCTCTGTCACCCATTGTCTTGACATAATCTAATTTGTCTTTGAATGACATATATGCAACTCGGTTTGCGGTTGCCATAACCTCTGCACCCAATGCAATCTCTCTCTCGCTAAAGAGTGCAAAAGTCATTGTCTCAGAGAACTGCAATGCAAAAGGCTCAATCGCACCCTCGAAAAATGCGGCCCATGCATCGCCCGTGACTTTGTTCTGCAACACATCTTCATTCACGCCAAAATACTGATAGACATTTTGGTTGATGAGTTCCATCTGATCTTTGTCTGGTGTGTACGGCTTAATCTCAATCTGTTTGATGTCAGAGTAGGTGTTAGGGAATAACAACACGCCTGACTTTTTAGCCTCTGCACCAAAAGCCGACTCTGTAAAGTTCTCTCGCTCTTTTTCAAGGTCTGACTGTTTGCTAAAGTTAGCCAACTTTGCCATAAACTTATATGAGGCGGTTGACTTGACCGCCTCTTTGATGCCCTGTTTCTGAATTGCGAGCAAATCAAGAGTCTCATCAAGCACATCATTTGTTGACCCGAAAAAGTCATTTTTGAACTGATGATTGGTCAGTAATGCACACTCATTGAGTCTGCAAGCCGCCGTGTCTCGATTGTTCATATATTTGTACTTTAGCCAAAGCTCATCCTTGTACTTGACGATTGAGCATTGTGACGGCAAGACCGCAAACACGCCGACCTTGTCAAGTCCGGCATCATAGACAGGCACGATTATGCAGTTGTTGCAACAATC